AACGTCGTTCATGTCCTGTCCGTGCTCGTTGGTTCTCGCTGCAAATTCTTCGTTAATGAACCCCTCGCAAATGATATTTTCTTTCGCTTTGTCACAACACGCCGTAGCGGTTTTGCTAGCGTCAATAAGGTTTGCGATACGTTGCGGGTATAGATTATCTACATCATAGCTAACCACCCCTTCAGAAGTACGGGGCACTAAATTCAGTGCCCTACGTACTATTAACTCTATTTTCTTTGCTGCGATCATTGATTTACATTTTTAAATATTACTCTTCGAACTCCTTAAGACCCTCGGCGGCTTCTGCTTCTGCCGCTGCCTTGTTTGCGGCGCGTGTAGCTGCCGCCTTCTTCGCTGCTTCGCTGCGTTTTGCCGCCGCGATCTCCTCCTCTGTCAGATCCTCCGCTTCCGGTTCATCTTCCGGTTCACCTTCTACTGGCGCTTCCGGATCACCTTCTACGGGCGCTTCCGGTTCACCTTCTACAGGCGCTTCCGGTTCAGCCTGCAGGTCTATAAAATAGTCCTTGTATTCCTCGTTAGCTTCCATGAACTCCACGGCCTTCTCGTCGCTTGTGTTAAATGCGCGGTACACTCTTCCGTCTTCAATAGAGTTGATGAACAACCCCGGCTTCATTACGTAGCGGGTGTGCTGTCCTGTCAAATAACGTTCTTCGTACCAACGTTGCGCAAACAAACGATCCGCCCCGCATGTAATATCCAATTTTAGGTTAGTCATTGTTTGACACAATGAAACTATTTGCCCTATATCTGTAATTTTTTCCATCTTTTAAACTGTTTTAATTTTATTAAACCTTCGGTATCTTTAGGCCGTTGTACGCCTCTTTGGTGATAGTTACCAGTCTGTCACCTGTTGACGCTTCTGGCGTTTTAAGTGTCACCGTTGTAATACCCCCCGTGCTAGAATCGGTTGCAAGGTCCGAAGCTTCCAAACCGCAAAACGCACCTGCTAAATAGTAACCGCCTGTTTTAGATCTAATGGCTACCCGGAAATTTCCCCCCAATAGTTCCGCAATTCGATTACGATACCCAGTTGGCGACGCCGATGCCCCCGGCCCTGCCAGTATTTTTATGATAATGCTCTGATCTTCCGCTGCGGGTACTGTATCATTTGCTTTAATTGCATCTTGGTACATAACGGAATTATTAACGGAGTTTACAATGTAACCCTTTGCTCCCGTTAGCATAGTTATTGTTCCAGCTCCGTTCGCTTCCGCTATACTGGATATATCACTTGTGTTAATGATAATAACCTCATCTATCTCCCCAATGCCACCTAACGCCCCAAGATTTGCGCAATCATACGTTATATCAGTTGTTAATTTTTTAATACATGCCATATAATATCCTCCCTTATGATTCTGTTACGATAGCCGCGGCTCTCAATGTGTTATAACTAGCATCTGCGAAGCTTAGTCGAGTTTCGCCGATAACATTTTCTGATGTCGATAGCGTGATGGTAGTAAAACCGCCGTTCGCGTTCAAGTCCTCCGAAATAGCAGTAGCGTTCAAACCGTAATTATACCCGTATACGCGGTGTCTCCCGGATTTAGACTTAACCAGTGCTAAAAATGTACCGTTTAAAATCTGATTCACAATCAGAGATCCATTTGCGTTACCCTGGTACAATGTGAACGTAACTGCCTGCGTCAACGCCGTTGGCGCGTTATCGTTAGTCTTTATCTCTTCCGTAGCGTTTACACCCTTCTTGTTGCTCTCAACCAGCACGGCTTTCGCCCCGGAGGCTAGCGTTATAGTAGCAATACCATCTGCTACGCTCTTTGACGCAATATCTGCAAAATTGATAAGGAGCATTTCGGCTACGCCTGTTGCTCCTCCGTCGCAATCAACTAAGATCGCTTTACTTAATTTATTTAAGCATCCCATATTTTAAGCTAGTTTTGCGGCTGCGATCGTACCCCACGCCTCCGTGTTAATTGCTATTTTATTTTCTCCTCTAGCATCGTCCGGCGTTTTAATAGTGATTGTAGTAAAACCCCCCGCCGCGCTAGAATCCGTATCAGCCTGTGAAATTTCAAGCCCACATTTGAAGCCCGCCATTGTGCTAGACGCGTTAATATCATTTAGCTTTATCGCCGCCATGAAACGCCCTGATAACAGCGCCGCCATAATTACATTATAATTGACCGCCGCTTTATCATATAACGTGAACATAACGGACTGATCCAAACCCGCCGAAACATCTGATAGCTTAAGAGCTTCCGTCAACTTCGCGCCGTTCTTGTAACATTCTACCGGAACAGTTTTCGCCCCGGACTTCAACGTGATCGCCGTAATAATATTATTAGCGTCTACCGTTGCCGATGTTACATCGTCAAAGTTTATCAGATACATTTCAGCGATACCTACGCTGCCGGCTTGGCACGCGTAGGTAATTGCTTTATTTAATGTCTTTATACAAGCCATTTAAACTTTGTTTTAATTATTAAACACCTGCTGCGGTGCACAATTTCATATACTGCGGAACCGCAAGCATTGCATCAGCTGCGAACACGGTTGTGCTGTAATACTTACGGTCTTTAGCGTCACGGATGAACGGATCAATAGTCAGACTTGCATCTTCCAAAGCCAACTGAATGTTAGTTTTCGGCGAGAATGCGATGAAAGACTGAACTGTCAAAGCGTCGCCCTTAGCACTGTTAGATACGTGGCGCAACTCGTTCAACTTGTAACCTTCGAAGTAGTATGCCGGTTTGCCGTTCTCCATGTTAGCTTGTGCCAAATGGTTATCTTTAGCTTCTACCAAGTCCTTGTAAGCACGCATAATGTTGCTAGTTACATAGAACTCTGAATCGTCCAATTGATCCGGGCGTTGGTTGTCGATACACCATTTCAGACATTCCAAAACGTTTGCGCCTGCGCCTGAAGGTACAAGAGCCTTAATAGTTTCGGTTGATGCCTGCATTTGCTTGATGATACCGCCGTTTTTGAATACTGTGTATTCACCTGCTGTATCAGTTGTTTTCAAACCGTCCAACCATACGAGACGCAACATATCAGCCTCAAGAACTTTCAGAATTTCGTTCTGCATGAACGCTGCCAACTGTGTTTGATCGAAATCAGCCGAAAGGTGAACGCCCTTTGCAACCATTTTGCCCCACAAGTCTTGCAGACAAACCACGATAGGCAACTCAATCTGTGCGTGATCGTAGTATTTCACTTTGTCCTGCAATGCGCTATACTTATATTCGCTGTCGCAACCTGCGGAACGTCTTACCGCCTTGTCTGTCGCTGTGAATGTCAAAATAGGTTTGCCCTTTTCAATACCCGCTAACACGGTTACGCCGTTGGACAATTCGCCCTCCAGCCCAAGTGTCAAAGAAATAACATCGGCTAGGCTGTCGATATTCAATTTGTTTAAATCGCTAAATGTAAATGCCATAATTTTAATGTTTTAGTAGATTAGTATTTGAATTTTTTACGCATTTCTGCTGCGGCCTTCTGAACCTCTTCGCGGCTCAACTTAGTTCCGGTCTTGATTTCGGTCTTCACCTCTGTTTTTGCTGCTGCCGGTGTGCCAGTACGTTTGCTTAACTGCGTCTTAAGTTCCGAAACAGTTGTTTTCAACTCAGTAACTTCTCGGCGGATCGCTGCCAGTTCTTCCGGCGTAGCCGTTTTCTTCTCATCTTTCGGCGCTTCTTCCTCGGTTGTTTTTGCAAATTCTTCTTGCCCGAGCTCTTCGCGATCGGTTTCGTCCTCAACTTCTTTAACGTTGGAAATCTTGCCGTCAATAACGGAGATGATCATGTCCTCGCCTTCACCGATCGAAATGTAGTAGTCACCATCTTCTACCGGTTTGCCTTCTGCGTCCTGTACTTCGTCACCTAGAGCCGCCTGTTCGCCTTGTGCGATAATAACAAGCTCTTTCCCCTCTTTGGTTGTGACGGTTTCCCTAGCCAGCTTAGTAGATTTAACTCGCTCGACTAATTTTGTCCAAAATTTACTCATTGATAAATTGTTTAAATTGTTATTAAATAAAGAACTAGTTGCCGCGGGAAGTCCCACCAAATCGGCACTAAATAATTCTCTAACTTCTGTAACGGTTGCTATTCCTGTCTCGTCGTCCAGTTTTTTAACGTCTGACTGATTAACCGATACGCCTAATAATTCCGGCTCTTTCTCGATCATGGCAACCATAAAATTAAACTCGCTAGGGTACGCCGTTTCCAGTGCTTCCGACATAACCAAGTCAGCGTAAACGGCTGTCTCGTCGTGTTGGAAGTTGGTGAAATAACCTACATAACCGTCTAGCAAGTCCGCACCGTTGTGTGTCCGGCGCGCATGGATCGGGCGGGAATTGCCAACCGCCACGAGTGATGGGAAAGCACTTGCAGAGATGACTAATTTATAAGTCTTGCCCCCCTCTTCATAGCTGTTGGCGGTTTCGCCCGCTTCTATAATACGTAATTTTTCAAACTTTTTCATTCTATTACCTTATTATCGTCACAAAGATATATTATTATATGGCACGAAGCCACGGCATTACCTATGATTTACAGGCTAGCCGCTACTTGTACGCTATTATATTGCTGTTGGCCCTCGTCTATGTCTGTTACTGCCACCCGTGGAGCTGGAACGCTAGCCACCGAATCGTACATGATCGCCGCCAGTTTTCGCAACCCATCATTCGACAGGCTGAAATTGTTTGGTAACGTCATAGTAGACCCGCCGCCTACGTCGATCTTCCCACCGTTAGCGTATCGGTACACGCCAGACGAACCGAACGAACGCCCGCCGTACTCCATATTAAGAGCTGATAATGCGTTGATTGCGCCTGATGCCTTCCGGTTCAAAATATACACGTTCTCGCCGCCTTCGGCTTCGAACTGTTGCCCGTTCGATCCGGTGAACGTCACGCCCCCGGCCGAATGACTAGGGCCGTATATTTGCCCGCCCTTCGCGTATTTCTTCACGCTTGTATTTATCTTGGTGTCCGGCTCTTTAGTTTTATTAATGCTCATAACGTTCTTCATACCAGCCGCCACTACGATAGCCGCCTGCGCAATACCAAAAATACCGCCCTGTGCCAGTGCTTTGGACGCACCTAGATAAGTATTGATAAGGGCCTGCGCCGTGGCAAATGCTTTGCCCGCTGCGCTCTCTTCACCCAGTAAGCTAGAGAGTTGTCCGGCTGTGCCCGCTGCCATCTCCAATTGCGCGTTATAGTACTTCCGTTTAATCTCGTCCTTCATTATCTCGAAACGTTCGGTTATCGCGGTTGTTTCCGCCCCGATGGCTTCCGCGTTCGCGATCTCCGCCGCTTTTTGCGCGTCCAGCCGGGCTAACTGACTTTCCAGATCATTAGTCATTTTCATATCGGCTAGTGATCGCTCGTTCTCTAGGTTGAGGGCCTGGCGGTCCTTCTCCTTTTGGTCCTCTTCGTCTTTCCGTGCCTTGACTTCCGCGGCGTAATCTAGTTCAAGTTGGCGAACGTTATTAATGTACTCTTGTTCCCCGATAAGCCCCTGCGCCCGTCTGTACGTCTCAATCTCTATTTTTTGGTCGTTGACCGCTTGCAGTTCTTGCAACGATATTTTAGCCCCTTCCAGCTCCCGTTGTGCTATGTCAAGTTGCATACTTGTAACGGCTTCTGAATACTTTTTCAGCTGCGCGTCCTGCGCCGCCTTGATCGCTTCCTGCGCCTTCCTCGCGGCTTCTGCTTCGCGCTTCGCCGCGTCCTGCGCTGCCTTTTCTGCTTTCGCTGCTGCTGCTTGTGCTGCCGATGCCTGCTTGTCACGCTCCTGTTTGATGAATCCGGACACCTGACCCGCCATTTCCTTTTCCTGTGTGGCGTAGCTCGCTCTAGCCGCTTCCAGTGCTGCAAGGGCTTCTTGTTCTTTACGCAAATCTTCATCGCTTGAATAGCCTAGGGCGTTTTGCGCCTTGATCTGCTTGTATTTCGCGTCCAGTACGGACAATTCCAAATCACGGATAGCGTGTAATTTGTCCGTAGCCTGTTGCAATAGCTTGGTGCGCTCGGCGGCTGATTTGTTTTGGTCTGCCGCCAGCGTTTTAAGTTCTTCCATCTCTCGCCTCATTTGCGCCATCGGAACAAGCGCGGCCGTTTCAGCCTGGTAGATGCGCTGCGTCTCGCCTGCCAACCGTGCGCCCTCCGCCGCCGCCCTCTTCGTCTCCTCACTGATAAGACCTAACTTATCCAGAAGCCATGTAACGCCCTTAGCAAGGTTTTCAAGAAGAAAGGATACGCCCTCAAACAAACCGGTTATCCAGTCCAGCAAGCGCCCGAAAACTACCTTAAACGGCGCGAACGCCGCATTTAAACTAGTCGCCAACTCGCTGTTACGTTTCATCAGCTTTTCGATGATACCGATAAGGGTTAAGACGAGCGACACGACAAATATGATCGGGTTCGCTTTCAGAGCCGCGTTGAACGCCTGAACTCCTGCGATGCCGCTTTTCATCTGTCCCACCAGCGCGCCGGTGCCTCCGGTTAGCCCCTGTGTTTGACGTCTGCCGTCTTTAACGCTCTCGGCGTAGTTACCGACATTTCGACGGTTATCACCTACCGACTTCTCCAGCTCCTTAAGCTTGTCCGACAATGCTTTAGTCTGTTCAGTTAGGTCTTGCCCCTCCTTACTCGTGGTCCGCTGGGCCTCGCTCATCTTGTTCAGCTCCGCGGTGTTCTGTGCCAGTTGCGCGCGCAAAGCGTTGACGCTCGTAGCCTCATTGTCTAATAGCGTTTTTGTAGACTTGATCTCGGCGTTATTCTGTTTGTTCGCCTCGGCATTGTCCAAGATCGCCTTTTGCGTCTCAATCAGAGACTTGTTCAGTTTTTTAACGGTCACTTCGTACTTGTCTTGTTGTACCAGTCCGTCCGCGTAGTTCTGGTTTAGCGTTTCCAGCTCCTTCTTTTCAGAAGCGTACGCCGCTTGCAAATCCTTTTTAGTCTTTGCAAGGGCTATACTCTTAGCTATTAACGCATCTAGCCCCTTCTCGGCTTCAGACGTTCCGAAATTAAGGTCTAATAGTGTTACTTGATCCGCCATATTAATTTACTTTAAATCCATTTTGTACAAAGATAACTTACAATTCCCGGTTGCTACGTCATATTCGCCTAGAGATTTTATGTAGAAACAGCTGTTTAGCTGGGAAAAGTAGTATGTATCCCCTAACCGAAGGTTTTCCACGTCTTTGTACTCCAATTGTGCTTTTATTTTTACCTGTATCCGTGATCTAAACATCTTGAAATGTCGGTTTATATACGGGTAATAAATATCATTCACATGAATGTACTGTTGATCGTACCCCGCCTTGCTGAAAGCTGCCGTAAGCCCCACTTTTGGAAACAAATAAGGGCTGTACGGGAGTTTAATAGCCGACTTGTACGCCTCCTTAACAGGTGTTACCGTGCCCGGCCCATTGCTGTAACTGAATTGCGTGGAATCAAGCGTGCATACATATTCGTCCGCGAATTCGTCTGGAACGTCTACGGTTTCAACGCTTAGTAGTTTGTCGCTCCAATCGTGTACGCGTGTCCATGCCATCGATGTACCGTCCCGTAGATCGGCGTCTACTATTGGCTCTACACGTAACGTACCATTGTGGTAAATTTTACGCCAGTGCCATGCCGTGCACATGTCGTCCACTATGTTTTTTACGTCCGTGTAAGAGAATCCTATTGGTACGTCGTTAACGGTCTTGACCGTAGGGCTTAAACCGCTTTCAGGTTTGGCCTCTCCCTTGAACCGTACGCACTCACCCGGTGAATACCCGTCAGGTATCTTGAAGAAGTCCGTCCGTGTCGAACCGTTTACCGTAGCGGATATTAATAAATGACTGTCGGCTTTCGGAAATAAGCTCCCGCCCGCCGCTGAATCAAACTTCATAGAATAAACCCACACCCTTTCAGATATTTGTCCCTTGTAAACCCCTGCGAAAAAATTGAAGAGTTCCCCTGAAGAGTTACCTATTAAGTTTATATCCGGTTTTGTTGCGGGGATACTATCCCCCGTATATTCGATCAAGAATGTAGCGAATCTTTCCTCTAGTGAAGGCTTTACCTTAAGACCCGCCGGAAGCCCCCCAGGCCGTGTGCCAAAATAAGAGGCATTCAGGTACATACTAGCATTGTCAAATACATATTGCGCCACGCCCGGATACAGGTATCCGCCCCGTCCTTTAGTCGAGTTTCGGGGTATAAGGCTCGTAGAGCCTGCCGCTACATCAGAATCCCATGATAAAGCGCCACGCGAACAAATCATGTGTGCCTGTAACCAATCGTAATCTACGGGTCTAGTCCCGTC